TCGTATAGCGTATCCCTCGCAACGCCAATCTCGAGGGCGAACTCTACGACTTCCATTCCCTCCGCGCCAAGCTCTAGCACGCGATCGCACATAGCCGGCGAGTAGAGGGTAGGGCGGCCAGGCTTGCGCTTGACCTTAGCGCGGAGCGACGGCCTTACGCGATCGGCTTCCTTATCAACCTGGCACTCCCATCGCGCGCGATCGTCTAATAGCCGTTCCTCCGCCAGCTCCCGGCGGGAGGGCGTCCTTTTGGCTTTATAGGTTTGTTTGGTCGCGCTGGCCGAACTTGCGGCCTGGTCCGGGGAGGGCGGGCGGGAGGGCGATTGTCCCTCCCCGGACTTGGCCGCTGGCGCTTTTGCGCGCGGACTAACGGGAGGCTTGCGCGTCCCGCTTTCTTTTGGGCGTTTAGCCCTTGTCTTTTTCTCCGCCATGACACGCCCGCTTAGGTATTCCTTAAGCGTCTATCATGCCGGACGTAAGTAAACGCCCTGTTTAATTCCGCGCTACGCCTTGGTTTGCCAGCATTGCGCGGAGGCTTGCTAGGATCGCCTCGCCTTCGTCCTCGACGGGCGGCGGTTTGACTTGCATACGACCTACTAGGGTCGCCACTACATTCGCTATCTTATGAACGTCCGCGACAAGCTCCGAAAGTTTTACTTGGCCGTCCCTCCCGGCGGCGCTTAGTGATGTAATGGCGGTTTCGATTGCGGCCTGTTTGACGGCGGACGCCTCGCGATCGCGTTGGAAGCCTGCTAACTGTTGCGATAGGGTTTTGCGTTCCGTCGCCGCTTGCACATATTGTTCCTGGCGGTACTTCTCCATAGCGTCCAGGCGGGCGGCTAAGCCTTCCACGGCCTTCGCTACGTTCGCATCCTGGACGTGGCGCGCCTCGAGCGCCAAAAGCCGGCGCTCCCCTTCACTCACACGCTGGCGCATGATGCCCCAAACGCCAGCGCCGCCGGCCAGCACAATCCCAAGCTGGAGTAACAAATCCGGGGTAAGCAACAATCCGCCCACGTTGAAACTCCACACCTAGCGCGGCCAATACAAATGGACCCTAGCGGGAGCGTGTAGGGAGGGGGGCGGTTCGCTTGATTTGGCGGAGCTGGCGGACCTCTACCGCGACGGCGGAGGCTACCTTAAAGAGCCGGGGAGCGCTCGAGATTAGCGCTATACAGGCGTCAACGGCTTCCTCGACAAGTAAGACAAGCTCCCGGAAATCGACGCTATGCTTACACCAGGCGTCAATTACGGCGCGGTCCAGCTCGATTGTCTTATGATCGCGCTGCGTTATCGCTTGCATATCCCTACTCGAGAGCCAATCGTTCTCTAACAGGGCATGGACCCATAGCCGGCGGACTAGGACTAGCTTATTCAATTCGCCCACATTCCCGCCCTCCGGCGCGAAGTAGGTTACGCCGAAGCGTTGCGACTTTAGAACCGTCTGGATTACCTGGAGCGCGCGGCGCGCTATGTCCGCCTTTTGCTCCGTAATCGCCCGTTCGCTAAGCCGGATCGGGTAGCGCGGCGCGCGGCGCGCGGACGTGTCCTCCATAACGGGAGGGCCAGCGGCGAACCGGCGATCCTGGAGCCGATCGTTAAACTGGTCACGCAACATAGCGGGTCCGGCCTTTAACGGCCAGCTCACGGATCATAATGGCGCGGACTTCGCGCGGGAACTCCGCGCCAGTGCGTTCCTCTACACGGCGGACGAAATCCGCCGCCTCCGCTACTTCGCGCGCGGCGAACGCGGTTGTCAGGCGATCGAGGATACCCTTGATATTCATAGTCTCACCCCACGGCGCGCAGTAGCGCGCGTTCAGAAGCCACAGCAGGCAACCCGCCATCATCATCCGGCGGCGGTTCCACGTCGCAACCGAAGCGTTCCGTTAAATAGGCCAGCACGCGGAGGCGTCCGTCCTCGCTCAGCGCGGAGAGGGAACGCACGCCGGCGGCGATCGCCTCTAACTCCGGGTCGCCGGTTGCCTCCGGCGGCGACGCTGGCGGCGGAGGTTGCGGACCTGGCGCTTCGTCCTTTTCCGGAACCTCGAGCGCCTTGATTGCCGCCTGGTAGTCAGGGTGCGCCGTGCATTTATGCCTTTCGTGGCCGCACGCCGGCCAAGGCCCCAGGCAACGCGCGACGGGTCCAAAGTCCGAGAGCTTCATAAGCACGGCGCGCCCCTTACAGTGCGGAAACGGCGGCGCGGAGCCGGCCTATGGAAGCCTCGATTGCTTCCGCGTACAGGTCGCGGATTGCGTAAGCGGTCGCGCGTTCCTCCGGATCGACCTTGCGCTCCCGGATAATCGCGCGGAGCGCCTTAACATCGAACCCAAGCGCCTTGGCTTCCGCATAGACTTCCTTAATATCGGCGGCCTTCTCCGCCTTTTCTTCCTCGAGGCGTTCAATCCTCGAGACTAATTGCGCCAGCTTTTCAGCCGTCGCGCTTGTGATTACTTGGCTTGGCCCCGCTCTATTCTCGCTCATTACTTGCTCCCGCCTAAAATACCTATCCGATTACGAAACGTGCGCGCGAACGCCGGCGTCCTTAGCTTCCAGCAGTTTGCGAAGCGCCACGGTACGCTCCGCGTTGCGCGGCGTAGTCGTGATGATAAGGCGCGCCAGGTCACAGAACGGCTTGGAGCGCGCTTGCAGCGCCGGCGGAAGGTGCGCGTAGTGGAAATAGCGCAGGATCGCGTCCGCCGCGATTTCGTCCGCCGTGAACTCTACCGGCGCAGGGTGAATATCTGACATAAGAAAGCCTTTCGGTTTGGTTGCGTATAAGTTTAATTATGAGAAATCAGCCACTTAATCAAAGTCCGGATCATTCTCCGCGATTGCGCGCAGCACGTTGACGGCGCGAATTGCGTACTCGAGCGCAGCGCTATCGTTTGGGAATAGGTGCGCCGTCCAGATCGCGGAAAGCGCCTCCGCTTGGTTGCGGTCCGGCGTATGGTTGATTACGCGGCGCATCGCGCAGGGAACGCCGGCGGGAACGTGCGGCGCAAACTGGAGCGCCAGCTCCGCGCGGCGTTCCTGTTCCTCATTCAGAAACCAGGCGGCCTTGCGTAGCTCTTGCCGGGGATCGTCCTTAAGGCCGCAGCGCCACACATACTGGAGCGCTTGCGCCAGGCAGCAATTCATATCGCGGGCGATCGTGATACACTCGACGCCGGACGGGTGCGAAAGGTAATGCGACGGGTTTACCGCCGCTTCAATATCATCGTGCATTGCCAACCTCGAGGCGGTCCGGTTCAATAAACGTAAGGGGGCGGCCTGGCCGATCGACTAATTCGACTTCCGCTAGGATGCGGATGCCGCCGCGAACCTGGCGGATTAGCCGGACGCGCTCGAGGCGGTCCAAGGCGTAGTGTTTGCCGTCATGCGCCAGGACCGTAGTAATCCGGCGAACGTAGCCGATTGACGCGACAAGCTCCCCGGTTTCCATTTCGTCCCTCCAATGGAAAAGTAATACCGGCTAATCGTTTCGCTAAGCCTACCGCGCGCGCGGCTTGCTCGAGCGCTTGGCGTAGGACGTGAGCGGAGCGCGGCCTGGCCGCTTCGCCGGCTTGGCCTTGGCTTTAGCCTTGGCCTTTGCCGGCGCGCGGCGCGCCTTGCGATCGGCTGGAATAGACGCCGCCCATTCGGCGCGCCTGGCGTCCAGCTCCCGCTTACCGGCCTCGACGGAAAAGCGAACCGTGACGAACTCTACCGGATTGTCCGCGTAGCGCGGATCAATGATAGCAACCATCGACCGCGCCCAATTGCTCCAGCGAAACCCCTTCTCCGCCGCGTAGCGATCGAAGTCCTTATAGGTTCCTACGCGGATACCTTGGCAAAGGCGGCGCGGATCATTGTGCCAATACGGAATGTAGCCGCTATGGTGGCGATCGCCGCAGGCCATAATATGATCGCGGTAGCCAAACAGCGTTTCACGCACCAGGCCATGCGCCGGATTGAATTGAGACTGTCCGGGGAAATCATGGCGGACGTGGACTTTGACTTGCTCCGCGCATCCGGGGAGGTTCAGGCCAAGCCGGTAGGAAGGCGCGCCATATTCGCCGGCCAGCTTGGTAAGGCGGGCGATAAAGTCCAGCGGATCGCCGCCGCCCGTATGCCAGGCGTCATGGTTGCCGCCAACCGCCGCGATCATCTTAGGTCCGAGGCGCGCGAACAGCCATTCAATCAGAACCAAGGCGTCCTTTCGCGTGACTTCATGGTCAGCGTAAAGCTCCGTCAGGCGGCCAATCCAATTGTTCCGGTAATCCCCGATCGGAATAGCGAACATGCCGGCGGTATCCGCGATCCGCTCTACATCGTCGCGCAGCTCACCCCAGGCGCAACCCGGATCATCCACATGGGGATCGCCAATAAAGGCTATCCCGATCGGCCCATGCTCGAGAATGTTTACGGGGATCAGCGGGCGCTCCGCCTTTTCCCGTTTCTTATGGCGCGCGGCCAGCGTTTCGATTAGCGCGGCGGCGTCCGTAGGTTCCTCCGCGCCGCGCTCGAGCTGGAATAAAGCGCCCTCTTGCAACAGGTCCGGAAAGCGTTTCTTGATTTGCGTGTAGCGGTGACTAACCGTCGCGCGCGTTAGCTTCAATTTTCCGGCGGCGTACTCCAGCGCGGACCGCGCGCCCTTCTCCGAGGTTTGCTCGAAAGGGAGGCGGTAGCCGCGCCGGCGGCCATCCTCAATTATAGCGATCGTCTTTTCCGCCTGTTTCCTACTAAGTGGGCGAGCGGACATAGAACAAATCCTAACTAATTGATTAGCCGCCCTCTTTATCTCGCAATCATCTTTCGATTGCGTGTCCGCAACATAAACAAAAAGCGAACGCTTCGCGCCGCCGGCTAGTCTCGCGCGGGCTTTTTCAAAGCCCCTTTTCGGCCCTTACGGGTCATATACACCCCCGTATCCGGTGCAGCGGCCCCTATATGGCCCGTTCGCTCCATGCGCCGCGCGCGCCGCGTCTAGCGCCCTCACACAAAACGAGGGCGCGGAGGCGATAGCCGCCGCGCGGTAGGGTGCGTTAGCGCCCTACTCCGCAATTCCCTTCTTAGATAAATAAACCCCTTGGGTTTCTGACCGCTGGCCGGTTTCACGTTTAGAAACCGCAGAACCGAGGCGTTGCAACGCTTGAAAGAGCGGCGAACCATCGAAGTCCCAGGCGTCCGCCTGGCGGCGCTTGGCTTCCTGGCGCGCTTCCTCATCTAGCGGCAGCGGCGGAGCGACAGCGTACACGCCTAGCAGGCGCGCCACGCACGCCGGCATACAGAAGCGAAAGGCGTTCGAGGTTTGCTTGACTTGCGGTCCGCGCTCACCTGGCCGCGCGTCCGGTTCATAGCGGCGTATCCAATCGACAAAGCCGGCGGCGCGCAAACGCTTGAACGCCTCGACTACGGCGGACCTCGAGCGGCGTATCCGCATAGCGATACCGGAATAGCAGGGGTCCAGGCGGCCAGTTTTGAAATCGACCAGGCGCGCCAGCTCCCGTAATACCTCGAGCGCCACATAGCCTAGCGGTCCGTTCCGCGCGCCGCTTTGCCTTCCGGTTAGCTCGAGGCGTTCCGCCGCGCGGATCAAAACCCGTAAGTCCGCCGGACGGATCGCACGCCAGAACGTCCCTTCCGATCCTTTACGCCTACTCGAGCGGCGCACGCCGGCGCGGCGCGGATTAGGCGGCGCGCTGGCCGTCGCGCGATCTAGCAGTAAGTCCAGGTTTTGATACGCCATTATCCCGTTTCCACATCATCTAGCGGATGCGGAGCGCCAGGACAGCCGGTCGCGTCCTCGAAAGCGGAGCTTTCAAGTTGACGCGCCGGCGGATTTATGTTGTAAACGGGAGCCGCCAAGCACCCCTAACAACGTCCGTCCGCCCTAGCGCCCCGCCATCCGGCGGGGTTATCATTCGCGCCGGCAGTAAACACGCCAGCAGATTGCGCCAGGCTTAACGCGGGAACCCGCGCAAGCTGGAAAACGCAATAACGCACACAATCGCGAACAGCGCCGCCGGCGCAAGCTCACGCGCAACGCCCAAAATCATATCAAGCATAGAACCCGCCTCCCAACGGGTAGGCCGTTATGCCTGCGAAATGTAAAGAAAAGCCCCTTGGTAGCGGGAGCGGGGATCGAACCCGCGACCTCCCGGTTATGAGCCGGACGAGCTGACCGCTGCTCCATCCCGCACCAATGGGGCGCTAGTTTCGGTGAAGGCCGGCGCGGCGTCCGGGTAGGAAAACGCCGCGCCTGTATCCCGCACCCATCCACTCTCACAAGCGGCAGAGCTAGAAAATGCGCGCCAGGGGTTACGCTTTTCCTAACCGGACAAAATAATCTAGGTTCCCCATTATGTCCGTTGCGCTTTACCTCTTGCTAACCGCATCCATATAGGGTTCCCATTATCGCACCTACGCGATACAGGAGGAACACTATGGAAGTTACCTTTACTTGGAATGGCTGGACGTTCTTTGCGAACGTGGCAGCAGACGGCGCGGTTACGAACGTCGCAACGGAGCATCATGGCCGGATAGTCCAGGGCGGACTTGACGGCTTGTCGCCGGCGGATGCGGAGGCGGTTTGCGGCGCGGCGCGCCTGGCGGCGGAGGGCCAGGGACGGTTTATCAAACCGTTCAAAGCTATGGCCGTCAAGGAAACGCAATTCATCCCCGAAACCTACCTAACGGCGGACCTCGTAATTGCCGGCTATCGCGCCGCGCAGGAGCGAGGCGAAGGCGTTTGGGAAGGTAACAACGTAACGCTCAATGGACGTTTCGGCCTGGCCGTAACGCGGGTGGCGTAATGGAGCGCACCTATAACCGCATCCGATACGACTACGAAACGCAAGCAATCGTCCGCTATGACTTTCTTTGCCGGGATCACCGTGGCCGGGAAATCGGCGCGCAAGTTTCCGTCGCTACCGCGACGGTTAGGCCGCCAGCGGAGGACGGCTCATATCGCGGTAGCTACACAACGCTCGAGCCGGGAACCTACCTTACGGTCCGGTTTTCAGCAACGCGCAACGGCTCGAGCTATGGCGCGACGCAACGCTGGACGGAATACGAAACCCAGGAACAGGTTGACGCGGCAATCGCGCGCTACCTCAAAGGCGCTCAGAAGCGCGCCGTAAAGAAGGCCGCCGTTGTTTACGGCGAGGGCATCCAAATCCGAATGTAACGCACAACGCGCCGGCCAATCCTGGCCGGCGCGCCCTACTCTATTGGAGACTTAAGCTATGGGTTATCACACGAAAGAAACGCCGGAACAGGCCCACGCGCGCTGGACGGCGCGCTACTCGGAGGTTGGCGCGGAAGCGGCAGCGGCGGGCAAAATCGGAGCGTTCGCGGCGGAACACGCCGAAGTATCGCGCTATTGTCAGCCAACGTATGTAACGGAGGCAGAGCTAGAGGCGGCCTACAATGCGGGTTTTCATGCCGTAGCGCAGCGGATCGCGGATATTACGCCGGACCTTTCCTTTCTTAAGGTAATCCGCGATTGCCCGCGTAACGACGCGATCGGCGCGGGCGGACGCGGTTTGATCTACGACTACCAGGTAGTCTATCGCGGAGAGCATATCGCCAATTGGGGTAAGGTGTTCAGCGGCAAAGGCTACGAACTCGAGGATCGCGAGGGAAAGGGCATCCGGATTAAATATCCGAACGATAGCTATATGACCTATCGGCCAACCGTGAAAACCAAGGCCGGATTTATCGGCGGCCTGGCGCTTTATTGGGATCATATCCCAACGGCGGCGGACCTCGAGGACCGCAAGGCGGCGGCGGCGCGCGCCAAGCTAGAGCGGATCGCAAAGGCAAAGGCGGAAGCGACAGATTGGACCGTAAAGAAGTTTGCGGCGGAAATGCTCCACGTCCTTAAGCACGGCGACGAGGCCGGCAGGGCGCGCCTTATCCAGAGCATTACCGGCGCGGTTGCGGTCGCGTGCGAGGAAGTGGAGCAAAACGCTGATGATCTCTGACGCACAACGGGAGGCTAACCGCCGCCAGGACGAAAAGCGCCAGGACGCCCGCCTACGCCTAAACGCCCGCGACTTCGCGGACCTACTGGCCGTCCAGCGCCGCTATAAGCTGGCGTCCAATATCGAAGCGTTCCGGAAGCTAATAGAGCTTTTCAAATCGAAGTAACCCTAGAGGCGTGGCCGGTTCCCCGGTTACGCCTCATTCACCCGAAGCAAAGCAGAGTAGCGCCATGACAACCGCGAACGCCCCTACCCTAGACCGCCTGGCGCGCCTGGCCGCGCTGGCGGCCTACCGTCAGGCCCGCCGGCGCGCCGCGCCAGCTCCGAAAGGAAACGTCAATGTCCAAGCCTAAAGGATCACTTGGCGCGAAGCGTAAGGGCATGACGGCCAAATGGCGGCGCTGGCTAGAGCAGCAACAGGAAAAACGTTGCGGTTGCGGTTGCGGCGCGAAGCTCGAGCGCGACGCCATAGGCGAACATACTATGCCGGTCGCGCTTGGAAACGACAAGCGCCCCGACGCGCTCTACAATTACGATTGCGCCTACGCGAAAACCTACGGGAAGCCTGGCCGGATCGGCGGGGATATTCGCGATATTGCACATATCAAGCGCCTGGCCGAAGGCCGGACGCAATTTGACAAGCGCCAGCGCAACGGAGCTAAGCTCAAATCCAATGGCCGCCTACAGGGTCGCGGGTTTGACACGTCGCTCCGCCGTCGCATGGACGGAACCGTAGAGAGAGGCCGCTAAATGTCCGAGACGCCATACGATCGCGCGCAATTCATCTACGCGCCAGGCGGAGAGGTTCGCGCCGCCGCCGTCACGCTCGAGCTTTATAGAGGCGCGCAACGGAGCGGGCTTTTAGGCCGGGGTTCAATGCACATAACGCAACCATACTTTCAAATGGCGGCGGACGATCACGCGGACGGGCGGAGCGAGCCGGTGAAAACGCTAAAGCTCGAGGTTTTCCCCTGGCGGCATGTGGACTATCCGCAAGCCTTCGCGCTCCGCTTCCTAAACGACGCGGACGCGGAGACGTTCCTGGCCTGGTATCCGGAGCTGGCGCTACCATGAACGAAGCGGACCGCGACGTATGGAACGAAATGCAGCGCGACGCCGCGCCGGACATTCGCGTATTGTCAAATCGCAAAACCAAGGCGCGTAAGGCTTTCGTCCTCGATTGCGGTTGTCCGATCGCCGCCGGCCAATTCTATTGTTCCGCCGCCTGGCTCGAGGACGGCCAATTCCACGCAAAGCGGGACCATGTGTCCTGGCTTGATTGCCGGCTGACTATCACGGTTTGGGGAACGGAAACCGTCCAGGGGATTACGCCGTGATATTCGCTCGAGAGCTGGCCGAGTTTCTTTCCCCTCCCCTACGCCTCCGCGCGCCGGTAGAGCGATGGGTTCAAATCCAGGTATGGAGCGGGCGGCGCTTTTGGGTTCGCGCCGGCCAGGAACCTAAGCACTATGGCCGCGCGATCGCGGAACAATGGCTACCCGTAGGGAGCGCGCCATGACCTACTACGCCAATCTCGCAAAGGACTTATTCCTCCGCGCCGATCGCAAGCGCCGCCAGGTCCGCGACTATTGGGTTTTCGAGCGCAATCTAGCCCTCGAGCTTTCCCGCGAAGCGGACGACCTGGACGCCGCCGCACGCGCAATCGAAACCCTCGAGGCCGCCAGGCGCGCCGGCCAAAAGCTCGAGCCGATCGAAACCACAATCCGCAATGCAGGAAGGCCGGCGCAATGAACGCTTTTGAACTCGAGCGCGAAGCGTCGATCCTGGCCGCCAGGCTATCGCCGGACGAACGCTTGATCCTGGACGCTATCGCCGCGTTCGAGGGCATCACGGCCAGCAAAGGCGTTCCTACGTCCCTATACGCCGCCCTCCACTCTTGCGGCCTAATCGAGCGCCGCGAAGATAACTGGATTGTCGCCACGCCGCTTGGCCGGCGGACGGCGGAAATACTGACAGAGCGCGCGGCCATGATCCGGCGCGCCGATCGGCGCTACTACGCCAGCTAAACGGCCAATCCCATATCCTTAATCAAACCTTACAAGTGGGACGCTAGTGGCCCCTAGTGGCCGCTAGTGCGCCGTACCTCCCGTTAGGGTCTAGTAAAGGCTTTTAGGGGAGGCTAGCGCCAGCTATCGGGCGGTAGCTTCTCGGAGGGCGAATGTCTTTAATCCCGCCGCGCGTCGCGTGCCTTTCCCAAAAAGGCGGCGGCGGCAAAACTACGCTTGCAACCAACCTGGCCGTAGCGGCGGCCAGGGCAGGCGTGCGAACCCTGTTGCTAGACCTCGACGCGCAGCAATCCAGCGCGCGCGCATGGGGAACCTGGCGCGCCTCGAGGCGGCCTAAGCCTGGCCTTCCACTGACCATAACGCCGGTTGCGTGGGACGATTTAGAGGCGGCGCTTAAGGGCGCGGCCAAGGCCAAGCACCAGCTAATAATCCTGGACACGCCAGGCCAGAAGGGGGCGGTTTCTAACTACGCCGCGTCCGTATCGAATATCGTTCTAGTGACCGTCCAGCCGTCAATGCTTGACCTGGCGACGATCACGGAAACGCTGGCGCTAAACAACGTCGCCAATAGGCCGGCGTTCGTTTTCTTCAACCGCGTTCCGGATCGCGCCGCGCTTAAGGAAGCAACGGACGTTGTAAGCGGTCGCGGTATCCGCGTCGCGCCGGTCGCGTTGTCAAACCTCAGAGCCTACCAGGACGCCGCCGGCGAGGGTCTAGGCGTTCTCGAGCTGGAGCTAGAGCCTGGCGCTACCAAGGCCGCCAGCGCCGAACTAGCGAAGGCGAGGGGCGAGGTAGAGGCGGCGCTCGCATGGGTGCGCGAACGCCTGGCGGACTATCCCAAAGCCAAAGGCCAGCACGTTGACCAATGGGGGCGGCCATGAGCAGAGCAAAGGACAAGGCCGAACGCCTGGCGCAAATGGACGCCGCGCCGATCGTGCATAACGATCCGCTCGACGCGCTGGCCGCGCGCGGGGAGAACCGCAAGCTAACGGACGTTGTGGAGTTTAAGGTTCGCCTCTCTTTTGGATTGCTCCAGGAGCTAGACAAGGTGTCCAGCGAAAACCGCTACGGGCGAAATGGCGTCGCGGTTATGTTCCTCGAGAAAGGTTTGGCCGAATACAAAGCGCGGCGGAAGGCCAAGCTACTAGGGCGGAAGCCATGAGGAACGATACGATCCACGTTCGACGCCAGGAAGCTAGCCCCGAAGTTATAGCTTTCATCGAAGGCCGCGCCGCGTTGCATGGGTGCAAGCTCTACACGATCGCGGCGCGCGCGCCTGGTCCGTTATCGTTCCGCGCTCTAGGTGGCGACGTTGACGCCTGGCTAGAGGATTGCGCCGTCTATATCGCCATGCTTAAGGGGGAGGAATAAATGGCAAAGCGTCCAGCGCCGGCTAGCGCGCATTTCGCGGAAGCGTTCGCGCGCGGATGGGGCGTCCCGACTAGCGGGATTGTAGTTTCGTCCGTTGTGTTCCTGGCCGTCCTATTCGGATCGCTTCAATCGGGCGGCGTCTGGACGCCGCCGCCGCAAGCGTGGGCGATCCTGGTAGCGTTCCTATTCGCCTTCGCGCAATTCGGCGCTATCTCTTGCCTGGCGCGCTGGAGCAAAGGCCCGCGCCGGTTCCTGGACGGCATGTTCGCGGCGTTCGTTATCTTTGCCGCTATGTCCGCCTTTGGCGTTCACCATGCTTGGGAACAATACCGAGAGGCCGCCTGGCATCGGGCAGGGGAACAGCTCGAGACTGTCCGGCTAGAGCGGATCGCGGAGCGCGCGCCTTGGCTCACAATCCAGAGGGAGGCGAACGCGACGATCGCCAGCGCCAACGCCGCGCTAGTGAGCCTGGCCGGCGAGACGGGTACGGTTACAAGCCGGCTGAATAGCCGTAGTGCCGCACTCGAGCGCTCCATAACAGCGGCCCAGGCTACGCTAGAGCGCGCCGCCGCAGAGCTGGAGCGGTTGCCGGAGATAGAGCGCCAGGCCGCCGCGCGGCCTTGGGATTACTTCGACGCGCTCTTTATCCTATTCGCGATCGCTATAGGCGTCCTCGAGTTTGCGATATGGGCGCAACCTCGAGCGGTTACGGCCAAGCCGGTAGTAGCGCCGCCGCCGCCAGCGCCGATCGCGGAACCGCCGGCGCGCGCGATCGTCCGCCGGACGCGCCAGGCTACCACGCGCCAAGAATATTCCGGCTGGAATTAGCGTCCGCGCAATCCGTCGCGCCAGGCGCGGAGCGCTTCCTTATCCGCGTTGCAATCCTGGAGCGCGCGCTCATACGCCGGCAGATCGGCGGCGGGATTGCGCGTTAGCTCCGGCCCTGGACAATCGCGGAGTAGGGCGTCATTCGGCAGGGCGAACCGCGTTCGCGTCGCGCATCCGCTCAATAGCAGCGTAAGCGCGCAGCAAAGCAGGATCGGCCAGGCATTGCTCCGAAAACTCATTTGGGTTTACCTCCGCCGTAGCGTCCCTGTAGATCACTTCGACGCGGGAGCGGCCTTGCGCTAGCGTCGCCATAGCTTCCGCGTTCGCGGTTTCAGATAGGACGCGCGCCTCTAGGTCCGTAATACGGCGCGCCTTGGCCTGGCCGTCCAGCCAAAAGCCAAACGCCGCCACGCTGGCCGCAATGGCGGCAAGGGCGGCGGCGCGAAAGGCGATCAGCTTTAGCATTAGGCGCGACGGCGCTTAGGCTTGGCCTTGGCCGTCGCCTTCTTAGCAACCTTGCGCGGCGCGCGCGGGCTTTTCGGCGGGTTATTCAGATACGCCGGAACCTCCATAGGATCGGGTCCGGTTGCGCTAGGATCATGGAGCGAAACCATGCCGCCAGGTCCGAGGAACAGCGGGATAGTTTCGACTTCCGCCGCAGCGCCAGGCGCATCCGCCGGCGACGGCGCGTCCGCCGCAGCGCTCGAGCGCATATCGTACTCCGGGTTATATTCGCCGGTTTGCGCGCAAACGCCGCCGAACGAATACGGCCCCATTGTGCGAGCCTCTACCTTTGCGTCCGCTTGCGCGTACAGGGAACGCATTTGCTCCGCCTGGTCGCGCTCCCGCGCACGCTGAATAGTCGGATCGTCGCTTGGCGTAACGATCGGTCCGGCGGCGCGCTTGCGTCCGGCCATTGTGCGGAGGACGTAATAGACCGTGAGGCCAGTAATCAGATAGCCCGCGCCGGCTTCCGCGATATTGCGCGGGAGGATCACGCCGAGAAAGGACGTAACGCCCAGGAGGATTGCGTTCCGGTTTGTGGAGCTTTGCAATTGCGGCCCGTATTCGTCCGCCAACTCCCGCGCCAGGTTGCCGATCGCAATAACGAACGGCGGCGGGTCCGTCCGGAAGCTACCGAACCATTCGCGAAGGTTCGCCTTTGCCGCCGCCGTAGTGGGGAGGGCGATAAAGGCGTAGCCGACTAGGAGGATACTCGCGGCGATCGCCAGGTAGAACGCCACAAAGAACATATTATCGAACATTAAAACCGCTCCAGCCTCAAACTAACCGGCGGATAATCCTAGATTTATATTGACAAACCGGAACGCTGGCGTTTACGGCGCGTTACCATCCGCCGGACGCTCCGGCGTAGCAGCGGGCGGCGTACTTGGCCGGCGCGCCGCAATTGTCGCAACCGCATAGGGTAGGGCGTAGGCATATAGAGCGGTCGCGTTCGTTAAACGGTTTCTTGACCTCGAGGCAGCGGCGCGCGCCGCACTCGCACGCGCGGCTAGGGAATGTGCAAGTAAAGGCGGCCTTAGTCATCGCCGGCGGCGCGCCTGGCGCGGCCTTGCGCTTCGCCCAGGCCCAAGCCTTCCGCATCGCTACCGATCGGGTAACGCCGTCGCGGCGCTGGATTGTCCAGCTCAGCCGCATAATGGAAGCGCGGGCGATCATCAGTTTAGGGAGGGCGGGGGCGGCGCGCACACTAGGTCCGTTGAAGCACAACGGGACTAACGCCGCCGGCGAGGATTAGTGTATTTGTGGTTACGTCCCAAAGCTCGAAATCTACTAGGTCCGGACTATTCATAGGCGAACCCCGGCACTGGATCGCCTGGCCGTCCGTAAACGTATGTTCGCTATGCTCTGACACTATGTTATAAGACCCCGAGCCGATTTTTATATAGCCTTCTCCGGTGTCCAGGCGGTTGTAGCTTTGAACTCGAATAACGCCCGAATTGCCGGCGGGAACAACCACGGTTCCCGCCGTGCCTGTAATCATTGACGTGGAGCCGGACGCGCCCAGGTCAGTAGCGATCCCGCAGGGTTGGACGGAGGAAACGAAGCTATTGATAACTTGCATGGGCTTAGGTCCGGTAGCCGATAAGAATAACTTTCAAGCCCTTCGCGCCGGTTCCGGCTACGTCAATGTCAATCGTCATTTCCGCATCATCGGCCAGCGTGGCGTCCGAGATAACCGCAGCGGTCGCCGCCGTTGTGCTAGTTTTTTCGCTGGCGTCGATTGTGAGCTTAGTAGAGAGGATCGAAACGCCGCCTTCGTTTATGTCAACTGTAGGAATACCGGAGCTGGACACGGTATTGAGCGACGCGCGAACCGCCGTAAGCGTGAAGGCGTAGGGCATCCGGAATGTAACTTTCGCGGTTCCGGTTGTGATCGCGGTACTTTCGTCGCTAACCGCAATCGTGATCGCCTCTTGAACCTTGATATTTTTAAGCAGAACTTTTTTCAGCGCGGCGGCGGAGGCATCCCACACCAGCGCGAAGTCCGCGTTAGGGTCCGGCGCGGTGTCCTCTGTCCGGCCAGTGATCGCCGCCGGCTGAATAGTCGTCGCGACAGCGCCGGCGGAGGTTGTAATATCGCCCGTCAACGCCGGCATACGCGCGGCTAGTAGCGTTCCGCTATTGAGGTTCCCGGCGTTGCCGGCGGCCAGGACTGTTGTATTGCTATCCGCCGCCCTGGTAACATCGCCCGTATAAGCGAAGGGGAGGGCGGCGAGGACTTCGACGTTGCCGGTTGCAGCGGTGGCGCGGCCCAGTATGCTATCCGTCGCCATCGTCGCCATTTTCGCAAGCGTGACCGCGTTAGCGGCGATCGTGGTTGCGTTGCTCCCCGCCGAAGCCGTCACGTCGCCGGTAAGCGCCGATCGCTGAATACCGCCGGTTCCGGTGAACTCAATACCGCCGCCAACCGTAAGCGCTTCCTCGCTACCCGTCGCCGCCGTGTCGCGGCCTACCAGGCGATCGGTTGCGATTTGCGCGCGCTTCGCGAACGTGACCGCGTTAGCGGCGATCGTGGTAGCAACAGCGCCGGCGGAGGTTGTCACGTCGCCAGTAAGCGCCGGCATCCGCGCGGCGGGTAGCGTTCCGGCGTTCAGGTTCGCGGCGCTCAAATAGTAGGCGCTCGATTGTCCGTCCAGCAAATCAGCGTCCAGGCCGGAGGCCGCGCCGTCAACCGTGAGCAGCTTCGCGAGAACGTCCGCCGCCGTGTAGGTCGCGGAATTGAGCGGCGTATAACCAAGCGCCGTTGCGACGTTCATGGTAAGAACGCCAGCGACAAAGCTAAGGCCGGTTCCTAGTGAGGCTTCCTCTACATCGCCAGCCCCGGCAGTAAAGCGCGCCAATATGCGGTTAGTCGCGGTTACGTTTTGGAGCTTGGCGTATGTGACCGCATCGTCCGGAATGTTCGCTTTGAGCTGGCCGGCGGTTCCCGTATCCCATGCAAGCGTAGCCGTGTTCGTTACAACGCGCTCCGCCGTCAATTCGCTATTGCTTGCGGCGACAATGTATTCCGGCGAATTAGGCGCGGCGGCGATATTGCCGCGCGCCGTAGCAGCAGCGCCGGCCAATTCGGAAAGCGCGTTCGCTATCAGCATATCGCCAGAACCCGCGCCGGCGGGTCCGGTGTCGCCGGTGCGCTCGACAATAATACCGAGAATGTCCGACGCGCTAAAGCTCCCGGCGTGCGTGACATAGCTAACCGGAACCTTGCGATACGCGCCGGCGTCCGTCATCGCCCCGTTAATTGCGTACATTGCGAAATTGCCAGGCGCGGCGCGCTTTTTCAGCGTGATAAAGGCGCGCGTCGCGGAAGTGCTATCATCCCAGGTCGCGATAGCGGCGGCGACGGCAGCGCCAAGGCTATCCGTCTCGGAGACATAGAGGAACGTGGCGCTCGAGAGCGTGGCGTTATTGGCGCGGATTTCGCCCGCGCCAGGATCGGCGTCCGTTGTTCCGGTATCCCAGGCGAACGTATAGCCGGAAATGGCTTGTTCGATCGTCGCTTCCGCCGCTTCCGCGTTCGCTTGCGCGGTTTGTGCGGCGGTCGCCGCCGTGCTGGCCGTGCTAGCGCTAGTCGCCGCAGCGGACGCGGACGTAGAGGCGTTGCCGGCTTGCGTGGTCGCGATACCGGCTTGCGTCGTCGCCGTGCTGGCGCTGGCGGCGGCGGCGATCCTATCCGCGTCCGCGTCCGAGGCGGAGGTTGCGGCGTTGCCGGCGGAAGTGGCGGCGTTCCCGGCTTGCGTAGTCGCTATGCCGGCCTGCGTCGTCGCCGTGCTAGCGGACGTGCTGGCCGCGCTGGCGCTCGAGGATGCGGCAGAGGCTTGCGTGCTGGCCGTGCTGGCGCTAGCGGCGGCGGCGTCCGCGCTGGCGGCGGCGCTATCCGCCTCGTTCGAAGCGGTTGTGGCATGGCCGGAGGCCGTAGTTACATGGCCGGCGGCGGTTGTCACATGGCCGGCGGCGGTGGCGGCGGAGGCCGCAGCGGCGACAGCGGACGCGGCAGCGGCGGTTGCTTGCGCTTCCGCATCCAGGATAACCGCCAGGTTCGCGTAGAGCGCGGAGATTTCAGTGTCCAGCGCGCCGAGCGTTTCGATTTCGTCCGCGATCGCCGCGACGGCAGCAACGTCCGTTGCGGTTAGGGTGTATTCCAGCGCGCCGGTTGTGGCGTGGAAAGATAGAACCTTTCCCTTCCGTTCCTGGACGCTAACCGGATTGACGGTTTCCCCGATCGTTCCCCGGAAACTACGGCGCGCTTCCTCCCGGACCTCGAGGACGTGCATTGCCAGGCGATCGACCATCCCCATAACAACGGACGGGTAGAACGGACCGCTATCCGTCAACGCTACTAGCTGCGTCATGGCGGACTTGCGGCGCGCCCATCCGGTAGAGCCGGAGGCCGGCGCAACCGAGAACGTCACGTTCCCGCCGCCGGCGTCGCCTACGCCGCTAACCGTGTAATCGCTCGAGCTGACAACCGTTAGAGCGCCCGTAGTGGCGTCATATTTAACGAACTCCAGGTCCGAGCTTTGCAGGATGCGGAACCCGTAGGCAAATACGGTTGTAACGCCGTTTAGCGTGTAGGGTCCGCTTACGGTTGTCTCGCTTGCTACAGTCATTTGCGCGGCGCTCCGGATTAGAAGGCCACTAAAGCAGCCCATACCGGGGAGGGGGGCGGTTGCCGCTAGACTAGGTTCGTATCAAAGCCGCCGCCGCCTCCGCCGCCGCCGCCCGTCCAGGGAGGATCGCCGCCGCCGCCGCTGGCGGCGCTGGCCGCCGAGGCGACGCCTGGCCGGCGGGCAGGGTCAACGTCGCGGCTGGAGTGTTCCGTAAGCGACTTCTCCGAACGCCGGCCAGGCTTGAATTGCTGGATCGTCGCCGCCGCCAGGATCACGGTTCGCGCGTCGCGTTGCGCGCGTTTCGGCGGACGCTTGGCCCCGACCATTAGCGGGTATCCCTCAATAGCCCTTCACTGTAGATCGAACCCGGATCGCGAACTGGGTTTTCCTGGCCTTCCACAATGTCAATTGCATAGTCGCCAGTAATGTAGAGCTGGCGCGCCGGGAAACCGATTAGATAGCCGGCGGACATAAAGGCGTGTTTGACGGTTCCGTCGCCTAGGTCGCCGGTAACAATGTCCTGGCCGACGCCAGTAACAGCCTCACCGATCGCACCCGCCGGCGACAATTCATAGCCGTAGGGCGAGATTATCCCGCTCATTACATCGCGAACGCCGGGAACCGTCATAAGCGGGTAGGCGAGCGTTTGCTTCGCCAGGTTCGCCAATTCATCCTCCGGCGGTTCGTCGCCTACGCGGCCTTGGAGTATTTCCGCCAGGACAACCGGGAGGAACCAAAGAGCCATCATATTGATAGCGAATTGCGCCGGCGAGATTTTGCCGCCGGCCAGGCCGGGGATTTGCTCGACGTAGAATTGATTATAGAGCGTGGAGAAATACGTCATAAACTTAGTAAAGAGGCGCATAGCGCCGCGCTGGCGCATAAGCGCGGACGTGTCCTTTAGTGAGCCGGAGCCTTGCGTCATGCGAACAATACTGTCCGCGTACTGAATAGCCGCGTCCTCTACGCGCGGGTCCGTTGTGGAGATATTCGCCACACGTCCGGCCATCGCCTCGTTATAGGCCGCTAGCCAGATCGGGATTGATACGCCCATATCCATAGTCGCGGTCGCCCAAAAGAACGTCCGCCGGATATTCGCCGGGATCGGATCGCCTTTCGCGCGGCCAGCAACCGTAACCATCGCGTCGCGAACGTCGCGATCGTAAGTATCAATGCGGTGACGCATCGCGGAGGAACGGCTAACAACGAACTGGAACGCGGCGGCCAGGCGATCCGGACGCCAATAGAGGCGCGAGACTTGACGCCAGATCGGCCCCGCGCCGATACGCGGGATAGCGCCCAGGATACCAAGCGGTTGAACGATCGCGGTAGAAACCTTCCAGCCCATCGCCACAACGGAGACGTTGTTCGAGAGGTTCGTAAGGAGGTTTTCCAGGAAGCCATGCGGCGTTTTAGGTTTAGCCGCAATGTCCTTTAGCCAAGGCTTGATTTGCCGGAACAGATTACGGCCAACCGCGCCGATAATCGCCGCCTGGATTGCTGGCCTTTCGATCAAACGGCCAGCGTCTAGGATTGCTTCCTCGAACGCTACGAAATGGATTACTTCCTGGACGTGTTCCTGGAGAACGGACAAGTCCAGGCGGATCAATTGATCGCCCGCGCCGGTGCGCTCGACAAGCATACCCTTCCGCGTTTGCGCGCGGATCATGTTTGGGTGCGTTTCTTGCGTGGTTTCTACCTGTTGCCGATCGTGCGTTTTTTCCGTCTTACTCGGATTGTATTTGACCGGATAATATCCGCCCTTCCACACTTGGCCCGCCGCCGTAAAGGACTTCGCCTCTACAGCTCGAGGGCGGACGCCGGTTAGGCGTTCATGCAGCGAAAAGGACGGTTCGCGGTATTCCTCGAGCCAATCCCAAATCCCTTGCACCAGGCGCAAGTCCCGAACGTCCATTCGGTCCAGGATGCCTTGAAGCTGCGTTTCGGTCCAGCCGTAGCCCTCGAGCATCACGCGGCGGGAATATTCGTTCCCCGAATTAAGCGCGATCGCGATAACTTGCGCGCGCGTCAACCGCTCCCCGATTTCCGTAAACATGCTCTTTTTCGAGAACATTTCTTCGCGCTCTTTCGCGGTGAACGCGGCAAATAACTGTTGCGTCCGCTCCGCCGCCAGGCGTTGCATTTCCAATTCAGCCGCTTCCGCTTCCGCGATCGGGCGGAACAAGTGACGCCATACCGGCCCGTTATCTTTCAGCCCGTCCAGAAGGCGGAACATAAACTCCATTTTGACGTTTTCGGCGTGGAGCCGTTCGAGGCTAGCCTTGCTTTCCTCTACTTGGTTATCTTCCTCGAGCCGGAGACGGTTTTTCGCGTCAACGTGTTCCAACCCGTTCGCGTGAATAGAAGCGACAATTTCGCTTTCCACGTCCGCGATGCGCTGGCGCTCCCGCTTGATAAGCAAACCTTGCTTGAGCTGGCCCAGGTGGCGGAGATTGCGGATAGTATCGTAAAGCCCTTCCGCTTCATCGAACGTAAGCCGGCTAAATGGCCGGCGTTGCGCGCGCTCTATCAGCCGTTCGTCTATCGCCAGCAGATTATCCAGGCCGCGCTTTTCCATCATGCGGACGTAGCTAACAAGCGCGTCGCGGCGCGCTTCCTCGCGAAGCGAAATGCGGCGTAACTCGAATTGCTCTAGCAGCGCGTCGATTTGCGTAAGGTGTCCAGGGTCAATGTGCTGGCGGACGTTGCGCGAATTGAAGCTCTGAAAGAGCCTTTGCATTTTCTCGACTTCCGCGTGAGCGTCGCGCATTTCCGCCCACAAATGGAACGCGATCAATTGCGCGTTTTTCTCGAGGCTAGCCGTAGCTAGGTCGCCGGCGCGCATTGCCGCCGCCGCCGCTTTCCCATGCTTGCGCTCTTGCCCGAGGACGCGGTTAAACGTGGAGAGCTGGCGGACCGTCATACGCTGGACGCGCTCTTGCGCCAGCTTACGCGCGGCCTTGGCGATCGCCTTAGCGTTGCCGGACGTGGCGCGCGAGACAATCTCTAACTCCAGCTCGAGGACGCGGCTATGCTTCGCGCGGTGCGCCGCCTCTTGCGCCGCCGTTTCCATTGTCCCGTCCTGGAACGGATCGCCGTACAGCTCGCGAACCTTTTTCGCGGCCAGGCGTTCGACTAGCTTACGGCGCGGTCCGAGCGCGGCCAGCATACGCAACAGCTCCGCGCCGTCCTTTATGCCAAACGCTTGCGCGATTTCGTCCGGATGCAGCGCGTTAGGGTTCCCGGCTTGCGATTGCGCCTTTACCCAATTTGTAATTTGCTTCCGCAATTCCGCCGCCGGCGCGTTTATATCAATCCCTCGAGCGCCAAACCAATAGCCCGCTTCGCGTTGCGCGTCCGAGGCCCACACGTCCTCTAAGTCCTCGACTTTATAGACGGGTTCGCCGCGCAGATCGTCCGCCAAGGCGTCCAGGAATTGCCGCGTAGTCGGGCGATCGACGCTATCCGACGAATAGTAGATACGCGCCACTTGCAGGGGAGGGCGAGCGTCCAGCTTTGCGCCGTCGATTACGTCCGCCGATCGGCTAGCGTCCGTCGCCGGCGTTTGGCCGATCACCAGGCCGGTTATGTCCGCCTTCTTGATATTGACTAGCTTAAGCGTTCCCGTCGCGATCGCCTCATACACGCCCGTTTGGTGGCGGTGCATCATCGCGTAGTAGAGGTATGACGGGTCAATCGCATCCGTAGCGGTGACGCGAACGCCGAAATGCTCCGGGTTATATTCGCGCGTGACGCTTCCAACCGTTTTGGCCGAGCCGCGACGAACAATATAAAAGTCCGCGTCCGGGTCGCCAATCTTTACCGATACAGCCTGGCCGAGCTTCACAAGCTCACCAGGCGTTGCCGGCGTTATGCGGATATTCTCTAGCCGCGCGTCCGTCCGAACTTGAACCTCCGGCGCGGTTTGATAGTAGGTAGGTCCGTCGCCGTAATTCCCCTTAGTGGGTTTCGCGCCGAAATAGCCGGCTTCCCACGCGAACAACGCCGCATCATCTAGGGACATTCCGCTAGAATTATTGATTAGGCCAGGCCGCGCGCGGTGCGATCCAAGTATAGACAGCACGTCGCCGCCAGGATCGCGGATACCGCCGCGCTGGACCAGGAAGGATGCGAGCCGGCGCGGCGCGTTGCGCTGGACATTTGCCTTACGCGCCTCGCGCGCCTGGCGGTAGAGCGCGTCAACGTCCGCCTCCGAGACTTGCCGCAGCTCCGGCGGCAATTCGTCCAGCATCAAGCCGCCATCATCGTAAGTATCAAGCACAGCTTGGAAATTGATTTCCATAGGCGCAAGGCCCGCCGGCGGCGGAACGAAACCCCAATCCGGATCAACGTCCTCGCCGTTCGACTTCTTAGGCTTTTTAATATCGCCGCGATATTGCTGATACGCCAGCCAATCGAACGCGCGCCGCGCCGGCGACGTATCAACCTCGCGCATTGCTTCGCGGCGCGCCTTGCCGAGCTGGCGGTTCCACCATGCCGTCTGTTGCCGAAAGTAGGCGTCCATTGCGACGGCGGTTAGTGAGGCTTCCGCATCGTTCCGCGCATCATCTACCTTTTGCCGATAGGATGCGAACTCCGCGTCCGTCAGGCCAAGGGATTGCGCGGTTTGCAGATCAGCGAACAGCGGAACGGTTGCGCCGGACGCTTCGCGCGCGCGGAGGATTTCCGCCTCAGAAGCAAACAGCCGATCAAAAACGTAAGTTATTTCCGGGTTCAGTTTGTGGTCTAGCTTTATGCGCTCATACAGGCGCGTAAGCCATTTCTGGAACAGCGCGAACGCGCGCGTAAGCGATATGTTCGGAGCCTGGCCGTTGCGGAGATACGCCTCGAACGTCCGCGCGAACAATTCATGGTGCGCGACTTCGAACGCTTCGCCTGGCTCGATTTCCAGCCAGGCCGCCGTCCGGAGCCACAAGTCCTTAGAGGCTTCCGTTGCATTGGCGCGCGTGCCGAACTCGCGGATAATCTCGAGAAAGATATGGCCGCTTTCATGCAGGAACGTAGAGAAGTTAGCCGCCTCAGTAAGCCGGACGGTTGCGCTAACTATGCGGCCATTGACTTCCGCGAACTCCGTTGCGCCGCGTACAATTTCGCCGCCTTGTTCGTCAACGCCCGTAGCTTGATAGGTCCGAATAGGCATCGCGCCTTGTTCGTCCGGGAACACAACGTAGGCGGCCAGGTCCGACGCTTCCGCCGTTTCCATTGGCGACGTATTGACATAGCGCAGACCTACATAGCCTTGAGCGCGCCAGAGCTTGCGCGCTTCGCGAACCATGCGCGCGCGGTCCTCGTTATTGTATGGACGCCCGCCGTAATTCTGTAGGAACTCCATAAGGTCATAGGCGCGGCCATGCCCTTCGTGCGGCATAGCGACGGTTTCGCCGCGCGCCAACGCCTCCGCCATTGCCGCCGCCGCCTCCGGCTCGACGTTGCGCGCTTGGATTAGGTAGTCGCGCAGCATGGCGGGATAGGCTGAAGAGACCAGG